CGATGTTGTCGCCCGCCTCGCCGGTCATTACCGAGCCGGTATCGGGGAACGTCAAGCGCATGAACGCGCCGTGCTTTTCCCGCGTCCACCCCCCGCGAAATTCTCGCGGCAGGTTCGCAAGGAATACCCGGGCTTTGTAGAAAAGGGATTTCGGCGAATCGAGTCTATCGACGTATTCCTCTTTACGTGACCCGAAGCCGATAGCCATACCGTCGTAAAACAGGCAAAGCGTACAACTCAGGGCGATAGCAACCCAGCTTGCGCCCGTGTCGCGGCTCTTGGGAACGAGGCCGTCTTTACTGGCCCGCCAATGCGCGACGATCCATTGCATAAGCTCGGTTTGCCGGTCGAACGGGATAAACGGAATCGTCGCAGGCAAGCCGCGCTCAATGTTCCGGGGGTCGTATGTCATTCCCCAATCCGCGACGAACTGCCAAGGGTTCGCCCTGTAGTACGCCCGCATAACGTGAATCAACGAGGGGTCGGCGCGCAGTTTCCCAAGGATGCGCAAGCGGCGTTGATACACGGCCGCGTAATCGGGTTTCTGAAAATCGAAGCCTTCCACGCCTAGACCCCCACAATCTGCGAGTAAAGCGCGCCGAGTTGTTGCGGGTCGTCGGGTAGATCAACGGGCGGGGCCTCGGGGATCAGGGGGCGGCCATCCTTGCCCGTGAGTTCCTTTCGCTCGACCAAGAGGCCCGCGTACTGCGCGAGGATTTTCAACGCGCCGTCTTGGTCGCGCAACTTCACTTCGAGGCCGTCTTTTGTGCGCTTGATACCGGCAATCAACTTGCGCTCGGGGCCGGAAGCCCTTCGGTATCGCGAAAGAAAATATCCTCGTGGCCCTCGCCGTCGCACTCAGGGCAAGCCGGGTTCGGCTCGGCGTTATGACGGAAGCCGAAGCCGCCGCCGCAATCCGGCAACTCAGGTTCGCGCTTCCCCCGTTGCGCCGCCTTCAATTCGTTGTCGCAAGCCTCGGCATACTCCCGGGCCTTCCATTGGTATTGATGCCCGACGCCCCAGCAATAGCGGCAATTGACGCGCCGCACGTGCATGATTTTGGAAGCGTCGGCCGTAGCGAGTGCGAGATATTCGCGCAAGATTTCGGCGGCTTCTATCGTTGCTTCCCGGCTGATCTTTTCCATTTCAGCGGCCACAAGCTCTTGCACCCACACTTCCCCTAGCAAGCGCGCGGCGATAACTCCCGCGCTATGAGCGTTGGAAGTGTAGCCCGCCCGGATAGCGGCTTGGGTTCCGTTCCGATCCTTGCAATATTCCTCAACGAACCGGGGAACGCGCTTTGATTTGATGGGGTCTTGTGCGTTCATCATGCCTGCATCTTACGTGATATAAGCCCCCACAAGCAACCACAATGCGCGACAAGTTGCTACCCGGTTTTTCAGTTATTTACCTCTAACGTTCGGTTACTTCTTCCCTCTTGAATCTATTACGTTTTTCCCCTCTTTCATATCCTTTACCCAACTTTTAAAAGTTTAAAAATTTAGAGAGTAAGAAATATACAGTAGGAAATAAGAGAACGTATCTTATATTTCTTAGAGAATATTCTAAAGGATTTGGAAATTTCCGGGTTGCCCCTCAAACCCAATAGCGGCGCGGGTTTGCGGTACCTTTTGGGGTTTTGCGGGGTTTCGGGTATATCTTATCTACCTTATACCCTTGACGCCTACCGGGAAGGCCGTATAAACTAGATACACTAAAAACAGTACGAAAGGCGGGCACCATGCAACACTCGGTCATTTCACGCGACGACGCGGCGGCGCAAAAACTTACGCACTTTTTTACAGGCAAGCCCTGTAAGTACGGCCACGTCGCCCCCCGTTTTGTCTCTACCGGCGGTTGCGCCGAGTGCAATTCGGAACGATCGGCGCGCTTTCGCAAAGACGCCCCCGCCCGTTTTTCCTATGACCTACACCCCGACGACGTGGCCGCCGCGCTGGCGTACTGCCAAGCCCTCGACATTCAACGAGGCCGCGTACCTGCGGCGAGCGCAAGCTTCATGGTCGGGAAACATCGGGTCGGCATGATCACGCCCGAGGGTATCGAGGCCGCCCGCCTTCACGCTTTCCCTGCCCTACGTGGGGGCCAATAAATGAAAAAGTCGCTCCCGCTATCCGACCTCGCCGACATGCTCGACGCTTGCGAAAATTCGCAAGTGACCGTCGCTATCCGCGCGGCTTTCGCTACGCCCGGGGCCGACCTACTCCAAGTAGCGCGGGGCCTTCCCTTGGCTACGACAATGGCCGAGGCCCTCACGACGAATGCGTTCTACGAGTACGCCTTGCACGAATCCGGGCAACTGGCTACCACGTCGGCCCGCTTGCACCATCGCGCCCTTTTCTACCGATACCGTCGGCAACTCTTGGGGGTGTAGCCATGACCTCGATAGAACAGTACGCCCCGCCCCCGGCGGCCGACGGGTGGCAACCGTGGAGCGGCGGCGAGTGCCCCGAGCCTGCGCCCGTTCTCGTCGAGTACAAGATGCGCTGCGGCTTGACCTCGACCCAGGGTACGCCTGCAAGCCGTCTTCACCGAGGCAACCGGCCTCGATACGCACCTCTAAGAAAGGAACTCGCCATGCCGCTACAACGCAAAATCGAACAATGGCGGGGGTGTAGCCCGCACGCCATGACCTACAACCAAAGCCCCGCCGCGATCCTCTACGCCTTCGAGGATGCCAAGGCCGATATTCTCGCGCTCTACGCCCTCGCCGAACGTGTCGCACGCCTCAACCCGGCGGCCGGGGAAATTGGCGCGGGAATGTGGCCTCGCTCGTTGAGCAGGCGCGCGACTTGACAAACTCGACAAGTAGTACATAATCGCGCCCATGAAGACCAACGATTTACCCGACGGCTACACGTGCGGCCATTGCGGCCGGTTCGCGAAATTTTCGGCATGGCTCTTTGCCCATTGGTTCGAGCCAGTCATTCACACGTGCGAATGCGGCGCGCGTAGCCAACTTCTTGAAGGTGCCGCAACCCTGAAACATCAACCCCCGAAAGGCTCGAAATCATGACCCCGAAACCGATTAACTCCCTCAAAGCGTTGGCCGAAGGCAAGGCCACGGCAAAGCATATCGACGGCCCCAAGGAACGCGGGCAAACCCTGCCGCCGAAGGCCGACAAAGCCCCCGCCCCCACGAAGCCCGCCAAGGCTCGCCGCGCCGACGACGTGGAATTGGCCGCCTTCCTCGTACTGGCAAAGACAGTCGCGGGCCTCAACCCGGCCGAGGCACTCCCGGCTCGTGCGGTCGGCGATCTCGTGCGGCAAGCCCAAACGCTCGTCGGCAAGCATCGCGACGACACTTTTGGCGAAAAGTGCGTCGACTTCGTTCAAAGCCTTGCCGCCCGCTCGACGCTCGTAACCTATCAATCGCGCGACTTCGTGAATCTGATCGAGGCCGCCTACGAAATCGCCGTTCCCGAGGGCCTCGACAAATGACCGACTCACGCCCCGCCGCCTGCGCCGCTCGGCAAGATGCTACCCAGCAAATGCGGTGCCTTCGTTGCGGCTACGTTTGGGATATTGACGACCCCGAGCCGCCCGCATGCCGCGACGAGCCAGTGCAGAAACCCAAGGTCAAGAAACCCCGCAAGGCTCGCGCGCAACTGGCCGCCCTTGCCAAACCCAGCAAAGCGGCCGAGGCCCTTTATAACGAAACCATGACGACGCCATGACCCTCGAAAATATCGCCCGCCTCGCCCAAACGGTCGCCGGTATCGCCACGACGGCGGCTTGCTTGAAGTTCCTATTATCATGATTCGCGCATGGCTTGCGGCGATGCCGGCCGCCCTGTTCCCGCCGAAGCCCTTCGAGGCCCCGCCTATGAATCGGGCCGAGCGAAGGCAACGGCACCGCAAGCGATCCAAGCGCCTGTAGCCCCTTCGGGGGCTTTTTGCATTTAGGGCTTGACTTGCTGCGCCGCCGTGTAGGCTTTGGCAATTTCGGCCGCCCCGGTTAGCCATCGGTCGGGATGGTTCGCGAGGATGTAGAGTTGCGGTTTTTTGCCGTCGGGTTGCACGGGGTTATTTACGCGGCCCTCGGGCAAGCCCGGGTGCGGAATGTAGCCCATGCCCTGCAATAGCTCGCGCCGCTTCGAGAGTGAAAGCCGCGTGCCCATTTTGAGGGTTTCGGTAACGAGCCGGTCGAGCATGACCGACGATACCCAGCCCCCCATAAATCCGGGCGTGTCTTGCGCGATTACCTCGGCGATTTGTTGCTCGACGCCGCCCCGGCTTTCTTGCATGGCCGCGTCAGTCGTGGAGGTATGCGGGGCGCGGTGGCAGGCCCCGGCGGGGTTGAACTCGGGCGGGATTTGGTACGAGTAGAGGAATTCGGTAATCGCCGCGAAGCCCTCGGCCCGCGCCCATGCGTACAGGCGGGGGAAGTAATCGCCCGTCATGCCGTCGCGTTGAATGTCGGCGTAGCTTTGTTGCGCGGTGTAGAACAGGGCGAAGCGGCGGGCCGTGTCGGGGGTCTTGCGAACGGCCGTTTTATGGTTGGTCGTGGCGATGAAATTCGCGCAAATCTCCATACTGAATTGATCGACGCCCTTTTGCTGAATCTGCACGCCGAAGCCGCCCGTAATCAAGACCATGAGCCGATTTACTACGTCGTCGCTCGAATGGTCTTGGCCTTTCAATTCCTCAAGGGCGACGAAAATTTTATCGGCGATCCAGCCATTAAACTGGCTCGCTATGTCGTCGGCGAGCGGCCA